TCAATTAAAAAGGCACAAGTTGGTCACGTTATTATTACGGTGGCAAAAACACTTCAACAGAAAGAAATGAAATTAGCAACAATAGCAATTACAAAATCAAGGGTTGGAGATGACGGAGTTGTATTTGAGAATTGTAAATTTGATAATGCAATGTTAGACATTGATACCGATAGTTCTATGACTTTTTTAGGTTTGGAAGAACAAAAAGAAGAAAAACAACGATTAAGAGTCAAAGAGTTGTTAGAAAAAAGACAACAAAGACAAAAAGACGAAACAAAAAATAATTAATTTTAAGAAAAAAATGGAAAAAATATTAAAGGAAAACCCTAACAGGTTTGTTATCTTCCCTATTGAACACAATGACATATGGGAATACTACAAAATGCATCAGGCGGCTTTTTGGACGGCAGAAGAAGTAGATTTAACGAATGATATTCGTGATTGGGAAAAATTAACAGATAATGAAAAGTTTTTTGTAAAGAATGTATTATCATTTTTTGCGGCTTCTGATGGGATTGTAAATGAAAATTTGGCAGAGAACTTCTATCGTGAAGTACAATATCCTGAGGCTAAGTTTTTCTACGGATTTCAGTTAGCTATGGAGAATATTCACTCATTAATGTATTCGTTATTAATTGATACTTACATTAGTAATCCAAAAGAAAAAGATGAGTGTTTTAACGCAATTGAGAACTTACCAGCGGTTAAGAAAAAAGCAACATGGGCTCTTGATTGGATAGATAACGGATCATTCCAAGAGAGATTAGTTGCATTTGCTGCGGTTGAAGGTATATTCTTTTCAGGATCATTCTGTTCAATATTTTGGATGAAATCAAGAGGAATAATGCAAGGTTTGTGTAATGCAAATACACTTATTTTTAAAGATGAAAACTTACATTGTGATTTTGCAATTCACTTATTGAACAACCATTGTGAGGAAAAACCATCTGAAAAAAGAATTAAGGAGATTTTGTTATCGGCTTTAGAAATTGAAAAAGAATTCATTACTGAGTCATTACCTGTTTCATTGATTGGAATGAACTCAAACTTGATGAAACAATATTTGGAGTTTGTTGTTGATGGTCTTTTAGTTAAATTTGGATGTAGTAAAGAATTTAATGTTGAACAACCATTTAAATTCATGGAACAAATTGCAGTTGAAACAAAAGGTAATTTCTTTGAATCAAGAACAATGGAATACCAAAAAGCAAAATTGAACGAAACGATTACGTTTGAAGAAGATTTTTAAATATTAAAAAAATTATGATGTCACTTAAAATATTAAAACGAGATGGGGAGAATGTAACGTTTAATCCACAAAAAATTTACAATCGTGTTAAACGATCAGCAAAAGGTTTGAATGTTAATTCAGACGAGATTTTCATTAAGGTTATAACCTCAGTACCAACTGAGGGTGTAATAACAACAAAAGAATTAGATAAATTAATTTACGAGATTGCAGCATCTTACACTGGTAGTCACCACGATTACTCAAGATTAGCATCTTCAGTTGCGATTTCGTCATACCATAAAGAAACCAATCCAAGTTTTTCAGAAACAATGGCAGAACTACATTCATACGGAATTATTAATGATTTATTAGTTGATACAATTCAAAAATACGGTGAGGATATTATTGATGAGGTAATTAATCACAATAATGATTATAATTTTGATTACTTTGCTTGGAGATCTTTACAAGAAATGTACTTGTTAAAAAAACCTAATGGTGTTGTAGTTGAAAGACCACAACATATGTATATGAGGGTCGCATTATGGGTTACAGATAACTTTGTGGAGGCGGTTGAGTACTACAAATCATTATCAAATCAACTTATCTCTAAGGCAACACCAATTATGATTAATGCGGGTACAAAAGTACCTCAATTAGCATCTTGTGTTTTACACTATAATAATTCAGATTCAAGAAGTGGATTGTTAAATACATTAACGGATATATCAACTTATTCTTCAGATGCTGCGGGAATTGGTCTATCAATGTCTAACATTAGAAGTAAAGAAAGTAGAATATCAAGTTCAGGTGGTTATGCTGGAGGTTTATTAAAATACCTTAAAATAGTTAACGAATCTTTACGTTTTTTTAACCAACAAGGTCGTAGACCAGGGTCGGCAGCAATTTATCTTGAACCTTGGCATAAAGATATTTTTGATTTATTGGAAATTAAAAAGAACACAGGTGCTGAAGAATTGAGAGCTAGAGATTTGTTTACGGCACTTTGGATCCCTGATAATTTCATGAGAGCGGTAAAAGACAATACTGAATGGTATTTATTCTGCCCTAACGATATTATCACTGCAGGTATCAAACCATTACAAGAATCATTTGGTGATGAGTATGAAGAAAATTACAATAAAGCGGTTTCTTTAGGGTTGGGTAAAAAAGTTAAAGCACAAGACATTTGGTCTAAAATTATTGAATCACAAGTTGAAAGTGGTATCCCTTATTTATGCTCTAAAGATAGTGCAAACAGAAAGACTAATCACCAAAACATCGGTGTGATCAAACAATCTAATCTTTGTAATGAGATTTATCAGTACACAGATGAGGAAACAACTGCTATCTGTACATTATCTTCAATAGTGCTTAAAAACTTTATCACTAATGGTAAATTTGATTTCCAATTGTTGTTTAATGAAGTAAGAAAAGTAGTTAGAACTTTAAATAAAGTTGTAAATATTAATAATTACTCAACACAAAAAGGATTAAAAGGTGGTTTAGAACAACGTGCAATTGCTATCGGAACACAAGGTTTAGCTGACGTATTTTACTTACTTGACTTAATTTTTACAGACGAAGAAGCAAAAATCTTGAACAAACAAATTTTTGAAACCATATATTACGGGGCGGTATACGAAAGTAATGATTTATGTAAAAATGGTAAACACGAACCATATAAACACTTCAAGGGATCACCTATGTCTAAAGGTATTTTCCAATTTGATATGTGGGATTTGAATGAAAATGATTTGTCAGGATATTGGGATTGGAATAAATTAAAAGAAGATGTTAAAAAGTATGGGGTATGTAACTCATTATTCACGGCACAAATGCCTGTTGCATCTTCCGCTAAAATTACAGGATCATTTGAAATGACTGAACCGGCTCACTCGGCATTGTTTAATAGAAGAGTTGTTGGTGGTGAAATTATGATTGTGAATAAATATTTAATTGCGGACTTTGAGAAAATTGGTATATGGTCTGAAGATTTGAAAAATGAAATTATTATGAATGAGGGTTCAATCCAAAAAATTAATTTCAATAACTACTTAGATCCTGAAGACAAACATTATAATAAGAAAGTTAAAAGAATTGAGCATTTAATCCCTAAGTATAAAACTATTTGGGAGATCTCACAAAAAGAACTTATCAACATGGCGGCAGACAGAGCACCATTTATTGATCAATCACAATCAATGAATATCTATATGTCAAACCCAACATTATCAAAGATTACCTCATCACACTTCCACTCTTGGGAGAAAGGTTTGAAAACACTTTGTTACTACGTTAGAACAAAGGCAATTTCAACGGGAGCCAAACACTTAGCCTTGGATATTACAAAAAGAGAACCAATTAAAAAAGTTGAAACACCTAAAGTAGATTTTTTAAATATGAATCTACCACAAAAACCTGATAGTTCAGAGTTTGAATGTTTTGGATGTTCATCTTAGGATGAATCTTATATTACAATTGGAAATCACGATTTAGGTCGTGATTTTTTATTTTATATGTATTTATTCAAAACACATAGATACTATATTTATAAGATATGGCAAATGGAATTACATATGGGGTAAATTTTCCTTTTAGGGAATCTTACGTTGGTAAATATTTAGATATTTCTGATACAACTGAAGAAGAAGTAAGAAGTAATTTAATTCATCTATTGTTAACTAGAAAAGGGTGTAGATATTATCTTCCTGATTTTGGAACAAGATTGTATGAGTATATTTTTGAACCTCTTGATGGTCCTACATTTAGTGAAATTGAAGGTGAAATCAGAGATTCGGTTGAAAAATATATGACTGGTGTACTAATAACAAATATTTCAATAACCGACGCTTCTTTAGGTGAGGAAAATAAGGGTACTTTTATTAATCCTGATGGAGAAAGAGAATTTAAAGTACAAGGTATAGGAGACAAAGAACATACCGCAAAAATTAAAATAGATTATAAAGTCACAAATCAAGCTTTTGAAAGTAGTGATTTTGTTATTATCAATATTTAATAGTATATGGCTGAGAAAAAAATATCATACACAACTAGAGATTTCCAAGGGATAAGAACTGAGTTAATTAATTTTACACGAACTTATTACCCTGATTTGGTACAAAACTTTAATGATGCTGGAGTTTTCTCAGTAATGTTAGATTTAAATGCTGCCGTTACAGATAACCTACAATTTAATATTGATAGAAGTATCCAAGAAACGGTATTACAATATGCTCAACAAAAATCTTCAGTTTATAATATCGCTAAGACTTACGGGTTAAAAATTCCGGGTCAAAGACCTTCGGTGGCATTAGTTGATTTTTCAATAACAGTTCCCGCATTTGGTGATAGAGAAGATTTAAGATATTGTGGTATTCTAAGGAGAGGATCCCAAGTAAGTGGTGTTGGTCAACCATTTGAAACAGTTTATGATATTGATTTTGCCTCGGCAATAAATTCTGAAGGAACATTAAATAGATTAAAGATACCTAACTTTGATACTAATGGTAAAATATTAAATTACAACATTGTAAAAAGGGAAGTTGTTGTAAACGGGTTTACAAAAGTATTCAAACGAGTTATTACACCAAACGATGTAAAACCATTCTTTGAATTATTCTTACCTGAAAAAAATGTTTTAGGTATAACAAGTGTTCTTTTAAAAGACGGAACTCAGTATAGTACAATTCCAAATCCACAGGACTTTTTAGGGTTAGACAATAGATGGTATGAAGTTAAAGCACTTGCTGAGGACAGAGTATTCATTGAAGACCCGACTAAGGTTTCTGATCAACCTGGCACTAAGGTTGGTAAATATATTTTAACTAACACTAAATTTACATCTGAGTATACACCTGAAGGTTATTTAAAAATGACATTTGGTGGTGGTAATGTTTCTGCTGAAGAACAACTTAGAGATTTTGCAAGATCAGGTAAAGGATTTGATTTAAATAAATATTCTAACAATTTAGCTTTAGGTACGGCTCTTAAGTCAAACTCAACATTGTTTATACAATATAGAGTTGGTGGTGGACAAGCAACTAATTTAGGTGTTAATGTAATAAATCAAATTGGTACTGTTTCATTCTTTGTTAATGGTCCATCGGAAAGTATTAACAGATCTGTTATTAATACATTAAAATGTAATAACGTTACCGCAGCGATTGGAGGGTCAAACCAACCAACACTCGAAGAAGTAAGAAATATGGTATCCTATAACTTCTCAGCACAAAACAGAGCGGTTACAATAAATGACTATGAATCAATTATTAGAACAATGCCATCTCAGTTCGGAGCACCAGCAAAAGTTGCAATTACGGAAGAGAATAATATGATAAAGATAAAAATGTTATCTTACGACACAAGTGGTAATTTAACTGATACGGTTTCTAATACATTAAAAAGTAATGTTGCAAACTACCTATCAAATTATAGGATGATTAACGACTACATTTCAATAGAAAGTGCAAACCCAATTGATTTAGGGGTTAATGTTGATGTTGTGTTAGATGCTAGTCAAAATCAAGGTGCGGTTGTATCTAAAATTATTGATATTATTACAACATACTTTAGTCCTACAACAAGACAATTAGGACAAAATGTTGTGGTATCTGAATTGAGAAGATTAATCCAAGCGGAAAATGGTATAATAAGTATTTCTGATATAGAATTTTTTAATAAAGTTGGGGGACAATACTCGTCAAATCAAACATCTCAAAAATATTCAAATCCAGCAAATAAACAAATTCAATTAATTGCAGATACAATTTTTGCTGAACCTACTCAAATATATCAAATTAGATTTCCTAACAAAGATATCAATGTTAGGGTCATTAATTTAAGTACGGTTAATTTTTCATAATAATTTATTTTTTTTTAATTAGAACTATTTTTTGAAAATAGGAAATAAACTATTTATCAAAAAAGACTTTAATGCCAAAATCATATAGAATAAGGACTCAAGTAGGGGTTGACAAATACATCAATGTAAAATTAGACCAAGATTTTGATTTTTTAGAGATCCTATCTTTAAAAATAAATCAATCAGACCTTTATACAAAGGTTTGTTCTGACTATGGGGTTGTGGTTGGTAGAGTTATTGTAAATGGTGGTTTTGGGTTACCAAATACTAAAGTATCTATATTCATACCATTATCTGGTGAAGATGAATTAAACCCCATAATATCTGAATTATATCCATATAAAACATTATCGGATAATAATGAGTTAGGGTATAGATATAATTTATTACCTCATGATCCATCATATAGTGTTCATTCCGCAACGGGGACATTCCCAAATAGGGAAGAAGTTTTAATAGACCAAACATATATTGAGGTTTATGACAAATATTACAAATATACCGTAAAAACAAATGATAGTGGTGACTATATGATTTTTGGAGTCCCAATCGGAACTCAAACCGTTTTTATGGATGTTGATTTATCTGATATTGGATGTTTTTCATTAACGCCACAAGATTTAATTAACGCTGGTCAAGCAACTCAAACACAAGTTAATGGGGCAACATTTAAAACTTCATCAAATTTAAATGAATTACCACAGATAAAAACAATAAATAAAAATGTTGATATATCACCTCTTTGGGGTCAAGAAGACATTTGCCAAATAGGTATTACAAGAGTTGATTTTGATTTAACTAATGAAGCAAACGTAACAATTAATCCTACTGCTATTTTTATTGGGTCTATTATTTCTACAACCAATGAAGATTCACTTAAAACAAATTGTAAGCCAAAAAATAATACAGGAAATTTATGTGAATTAACTTCTGGACCTGGTCAAATATTATCAATTAGACAAACCATATATCCGGATAAAATTAATTTACCAATCCTTGAAGAGTATAAATTTGAACAAGATGGTAAATTAATAGATGGTGACGGATCATTTTTGGCAAACGTACCGATGAATTTGGATTATATAATAACTAATGAATTTGGGGAACAAATTATATCAAATGACCCAGCAAAAGGAATACCAACAAAAGGTAGATATCGTTTTAAATTCAAATGGAATAATGAGGGTGGAATACAAAATGATTTTCAGAGGGCAAATTTTTTAGTTCCAAATATTAAAGAATATGGTTGGACAGACAGTGGTACAGACCCACTTAACCCAAATTCCAAAACACCATTTCTAATTATACTGCCATCAACATTTCCTGTTAATCCTCCACAATATACAGGGTCAACAACTGTAACTGTAGATGGTGGATTAACTTTTGATGATTCTGTTAATACTAAAAACTTTACTATCTATATTGATAGTGGTAGTGGGCCAGTACCTTATTATGGTGATATAAATGTGATACCTGTAAATGCTGGTGATATTGTTTTAGTGGTTTCAGAACCAATAGATAATACACAACAACAACAAGTTAATTTTACTTTTTATCCTCAAGGTTATTTTGATTTATTAAGGTCATATAGTTTTAGTTTAGATTGGGATGATTATGTTGACCCAATAGCAGCAATTAATTGTGAGGATACGTTCTATGAAATGAATTACAATAAAGTTTATACAACGGCAATGTTTCTTGACAGATA